GCGGTGTATGCGGGCATCGAGGAAGACTGGCAACGGTTCGCGATTGCCAACATCACCTACGACAAGTGGTCGGGCGAGCCGGTCCGCCAGGAGATCGAGAAGCGTACTGGGCTCGATATGTTCGAGAGCGGCACCACGTACGAGCGGATGACGCTCCCCATGGGGGAGTTCATGCGCAAGCTCAAGAGCCACGACTACCGCCATCTGGGTAACCCGGTGGCTCGTTGGATGGCAGATGCGCTTGAGGCCAAAAGCCCGCGGGACGACCCGGATCGTATCCGCCCGGTCAAGCCCGATCGACAGAAGACCGGGAAGCGCATAGACGGTTTGGTGGCTCTGTTCATGGCCGAAGATGCGCGTATGCGCGAGACAGAGACGCTTGTGGCGAATATCTGGTAAGGAGGCGCATTGAAGTACATCGCGCTTGGACTTGATTTGGTTGGTGCTGCGGCGGTAGTGGCGGGGGTTGCGCTACTGTCGATTCCCGCAGCCTTCATCGTGGCCGGCGCTTTGTGCGTGCTACTCGCTGCCGGGTTGGAGCGTCGTAAATGAGCCTGCTTCGGGGTGCCATCCGCATGCTCACGCAGCGCGAGTGGGAGGAAGGCTACTTCAACGGTCACTGGTGGGGCTCCGGGGGGCCTGCCAGCTCCGGGGTGGCGGTCACCCAAGAGACAGCCATGCGTATGTCGGCAGTCTACGGATGCGTGCGCCTGCTGTCTGATTCCGTGGCCGGGTTGCCTCTGCAGAAGTTCGTCAAGGAGGACGGTGAGCGTCGCCAGATTGCGATGGATGCTTGGCTCAAGAAGCCCAATCGCGAATACACACGCTTCCGTTTCTGGCAGGAGACGATGACCGGCCTGCTCTTGGATGGGAACAGCTTTGCTCGTCTCATCCGTACGAGCTCAGGGGGCGTGGTCGCTGCCTGGCCGCTTTGGCCTCCTTCCGTCATCGTGGACCGCGATGACGAAGGCATGCGCCGTTACCGGATGGCGGGCGAATATTACACCGACTGGGACATCCTGCACATCCACGGGCTGACCCTCCCCGGTCATCTCCGCGGTCTTTCCCCCGTGGGGGACTACGTGGCTAAGAACGCCGTGGGACTGGGGATTGCGGCTGAGGAATACGCTGCGGGGCTCTTTGCCAATGGCGCCATGCCGGGCGGCTGGATCGAGGCCCCCAGCGTGAAGTCCGAGGAAGAGGCCAAGCGTCTCAAGCAGCGCTGGAAAGAGCAACAGGCCAACGCTCATGAGCCCGCAGTGCTCTCAGGCGATGCCAAATGGCACACGGAGGCATTTCAGCCAGAGGCCACACAGCTTGTCGAATCGCGCGGTTTCCAGGTGGAGGAGATCTGCCGCATCTACGGTGTGCCGCCACACATGGTGGCATCGGTGGAGCGCTCCACGAGCTGGGGCACTGGTATCGAACAGCAGGGTATCCAGTGGGTGACTTATTCGCTCCGTCCTTGGCTGGAGCGGATCGAACAGACCCTCGAGTTCCTACTGCTGCCGTCACGTGATGCTGAGGTGTTCTGCCGATTCAACGCTGAGGGTCTGTTGCGAGGCGACCTCAAGAGCCGCCTGGAGGCCTACGAGGTCGGTATCCGGGCAAGCATGTATACACCGAACCGCTGCCTCGCCAAAGAAGACGAACCACCCTATGAGGGCGGAGACGTCCATTATTCGCAGATGAACCACTATGCGGTGGAAAAGGGACGACCTGATTTGTCCAGCCAGCAACAACCTACCAAGCCCGCGTAAGCGGGTTTTTTGTTGGAGGTACGATGAAGACGAAGGCCAGAGAGCGGAGCCCATTCCGCCGCGAGATGGTGGTTCCGACCGTACGGGCGTTGACCAAAGATGAAGCCGAGATCTTGCTCTACGATGAGATCGGTGGTTTGTGGGGCATCCAGGCTGATGACATCCGCCGCGATCTCGAGAGTCTTGCGGCCAAGACCATCCATGTGCGCATCAACTCGCCGGGGGGCTCGGTATTTGACGGCATGGCTGTCTACAACACCCTCCGCGAACACGACGCCCGCATTGTCACCCACATAGACGGCGTGGCCGCCTCCATGGCTTCGGTTATTGCTATGGCGGGTGACGAGGTTCGGATGAGCGAGTCTGCGTTTCTCATGATCCACGAACCCTGGACCATCACTATCGGCAACGCGGAGCAGCTGCGCAAAGACGCTGCCCTGCTCGACAAAATCGGCGGCACCGCAGTTCACATCTACCAAGCCAAGACAGGTGCAGGCGATGAGGAAGTGCGTGCTTGGATGGAGGCGGAGACGTGGTTCACCGGACAGGAGGCGGCGGACGCCGGCTTCGTTGATGCCCTGGACAACGCGGCCGAAGATGACGATCCGGCCGCACAGGTTGCCGCCCTCTTCGACCTATCCATATTCGCCCATACTCCGGATGCGCTCGTGGCCCGCGGGAGCGGGACGAGTCGAGAACCGACCACGCGCCAACTAGAGCGGGCCCTGCGGGATGCGGGTCTCTCCAGGAGCGAAGCCGCCAGGATGGTGGCCGCGCGTGATGGCCTGCGGGATGCGGCCACGGTCCCGAAAGCATCCGATCTGAGCACCGAACCCAAGTACCAGGAAGTGCTCTTGCAACTCCGTGCCTACAGAAAGGACATTGGCAATGGATGACGCCATCAAACTGCTCCTGGAAGAGGTCCAGGCCAGCAACAAACTGACTCACGAAGCCATTGTGCAGCTGCGTGAGTCCAAGGATCAGCAACTCGCCGATCTGCCGACCGCAGAGAAGCTCATGGAGCAAATGGCTCCGGAGATCAAGCGCATAGTCGAAGAGGCGCAACTGGCACAGTCCGCCCGTCCGGCCGGTGGTGAGCCCAAGACCCACCCCTTCCGCGACTTCGGCGACTTCTGCTCCCATCTGCTCGATGGCTCCATGCCGCGTGAGTTCGCGGCGCTGAACGACCCGATCATCCAGATGGCACAGACCACCTCCGCCACCGCTGGCGGCTACTTGGTCCCCGACGAGTTCCGCGCCACCATTCTTGAAATCGCCATGGAGAATTCCATCGTGCGGCCTCGTGCCACCGTCATCCCCATGGGTTCCGACACGGTCAAGATGCCCGCCTGGAACCAGGAAAGCCACGCGACCAACTTCTACGGAGGCGTGCTCGGCTACTGGGTAGGCGAGGGATCGCCCATAACCCCGAGCGACGCGGCCTTCAAAGAGGTTGCGCTGGCAGTGAACGCGCTGGCCGGGCTCAACTATCAGTCCCTGAAGCTGCTCAAGGCCTCTCCCATGGGTGTCTCGAAGCTGCTTGAGGACGGGTTCGGAAAGGTCATCGCCTTCATGGAAGACCAGGCCTTCATTGACGGCCCCGGGACCACGCAGCCCTACGGCATCATCGGCTCTGACTGCGAGGTTGCCGTAAGCCGTGCGGGCGGGGGAGCTATCGCAGCGGCCGATGTCGTCGGCATGTATGCCTCCTTCATGGGCTCGCCGTCCAACGCGGTCTGGATCGCCAACAAGACCACCTTCCCGCAGCTCTATGCGATGAAGGACGGGGGCAACAACCAGTTGTGGATCCCCAGCCTTGTGCCCGGTATTCCCGGTTCCCTGCTCGGTATCCCGGTTGTCTGGTCTGAGAAGGCCTCCGCACTTGGCACCAAGGGCGATCTCATCCTGGCCGACTTCCAGTACTACCTGATCGGTGACCTGGGGCAGCTGGCCATCGACTACTCCGAGCACGTGCGCTTCGCCAACCTGGAAGGCGCCATGAGGATGTACAAGTGGGTGGACGGCAAGCCCTGGATGGCTACCACCTATACCCCGCGCAAGGGCACCGCTCTGTCCCCGTTTGTGATTCTGAGCGACAACTAAGGGAGGCTGACGCAATGGCAGTCCCCGGAATCTCTCAACGCTACAAACTGGATCTGGGCCTGGTATCGACCGCACTCAACAGCGGCGTCGCCACCGGCCCCTACTTCCCGGTGGCCGGCTACCGCAAGTTCTGCGCCATCTGCACCGACGGCGCCTCCATTCTCAACAAGGTCACGAAGCTGGAGTGGCTGCAGGCCAAGAACGCAGCCGGTGGCGACGCCAAGCCGGTCAAGCAGTCCAACATCTCGACCAGTACCGAATCCAAGGCCGAAAGCACGGCCGCCGCTACCGTAATCACCAAAGCCACCGAGATCACCATCAGTCCGACCAGCATGAACAACGCCGACACGATTACCATCAACGGAGTGGTGTACACGGCACACACCGACACCACAGACAAGACCGAGCGTCAGTTCAGCATTGCTGGTAGCAATACTGAAGATGCCACTGCGCTATACGGCCTGCTCATCGATGCCGACTACGGCATCACTGATCTGGGCATCGCGGTGACGGACAACACCAGCGGTGTACTTACCCTGCGTGCTGAGGGCGATCGTTGCACGCTTACCGTGGAGACCAGCAACGCCTCTCGTTGTCCCATCGCCATCACCAAGCAACTGCTCTACAGCGAGATCGATATTGAGGACCTCGATATCTCCGGCGGCTTTATGTGGGTGGCCCCCAAGGTGACCAAGGCCGGTGACGGTTACGTCTCCGTGGTGGTCGTCCGCGAGGAGGGCAACTACAACCCGCCTACGCAACACGTCGCGGCGGGCGTCAAGATCTGACCAAACCCAGCTGGGGCCGGGAGTGATGCCATGCTCCCGGCCTCCGGCCGAAAGGCGGTGACATGGCAAAGAGCATGAAGCCCTGGGTTGAGGTCTTCGACGAAATCGAGGCCACAGCTGCATCTGGCCCCATCGACTGTCGTGGGTACAATGCGCTGGCCGTGCGTGTGGTTCTGGATGAGGCGAAGAATTGGACGCTCTCGATCCTGGGGAGTACAGGCCCAGAAGGACCATTTACGGCGATAACCCCCATCGGTGGGTCGGCGCTCTCGCATCAGACAAGCGTGGATGCGTTCATCATCTTCCAGGGCCTACCCGATTACGTCCAGCTGAAGGCCACCGAGGATGCAGACGGTGCCAAGCTCACGGCTCACTACTCGGTGTGTCTGGTCTGACATGGCCGCTGACCTTGTCACCCTGTCTCAGGTCAAGAGTTTCTTGGGCGAAGAGACGGCATTGGTGGACGTGGAGCTGCAGACGCTGCTCTCAGCCGCCTCTTCGCAGATCCGGCGCCACATCGACCCCATCGAATACACCACCTACACCGATGAGCTGCTGGACGGTACCGGTAGACCTTGGATCATGGTGGAGCATTGGCCGCTCAAGGCCGGAGATCATGGGCGCACGGTCAAGCTGGGCGATGTGGATATCACCGGCTCTTGCCGATTTGAGGAGCGCACGGGGCGCATCTACAGGCCTGGAGGCTTCCCACCCGGCGTGCAGAACATCTCCGTCACCTACACCGCCGGCTACGATGCCTCCGTGCCCCCTGATCTGGTAGGCGCCTGCCTCATGCTGGTCAAGTTCTACGCCAAGAGCGATCTGCTGGCGCGTAGCGTCTTCTTCGAAGGCGGCGGCGGCATGGGTGCGGAGCGGGCTATGCCCATGCAGGTGCTATCCATCCTCGAGAGCTACCCGAGTTACCGCCGATGAGCCGCTGGAACCGAAGACGCATGGTGTCGGAGCGCTTGGAGTTCGACAGCGAGCTGTGGGTGAGCTACAGGCTGAGCGCGGAGCTCTTCCCGGCGCTGGAGGAAGCCACCAGACGCGTGCTTACTGCCTGCGCAGTACATCTGGGCAAGACGTACCAGGCGCTCGTGCCCTCGCGCACTATAGCCAGCAGCGTCCACTACCGGGTGGCCCCGCCGCGTATGTACGTAGGTCCCAAGGATTTCCGCGCCAACTTCTTCGAGGTGGGCGCCAAGCCGCACGCCTTCGCCGCCTATGGTACGCGCTTCAAGACGCGCACGAGCCGCAAGACCAAGACGAGCACGTTGGTGAAGAAGAAGGGTGGCGGGTTTCAGTACCGTGCGGGCAGGCGCTACATGGCCATCCCTGTGGGCGGAGAGACGATATTTCGTACCCGCGTCCGTCACCCGGGCATGAAGGGCGGTCGCTATCTGCGCAACACCGGTGAGAAGTCGATGCCGGTGCTGGAAGAGATCGTGGCGCGTGGATTTGGGGAGGTGTTCCTATGAGCCGCACGGCCATCAAGGCGGCCCTGGTCGCCGCCGTACGCGATGACACCACGCTCAAGGTGGTGGAGACGGCCGATGTGCCCATCGTGGCCCAGAAGCTGCCCTGCGCGGCCGTGTTCTTCACCAGCGACGAGAAGACTTCCGCCGGCCAGGCGCGCGACTCCAAGACCTTCCGCTTCACCGTGCGCATTTACGTACGGCTGGGCAAGGACCTGCGGACCACCGAGGCTCAGCTTCTGCTCCTGGCCGACGCACTGGACGGCAACCTTGCCACTCACCGCAGGCTGACCGGCGAGGCTGAGGTTATAGGCGCGGTCAACGGCACCGTGGAGGGCGGGCGCTTCGGGGACGGACCGGATCTGCTGATCTACGACACCACCGTAGAGGTCAAGCAGACGGCACCCCAGGACGCAACGCTCTACGCCTCGGGCGCAACCGTGATCGTGCGCGATGTGGAGGTGGAGAGCCACCCGCTGCAGCCTCCGACGCTGGAGGTGATGGCGGATACGGCCGGACGGCTCCAGGCCTACCTGGCCGACTACGATGCCGAGACCCGACGGGTGAGCGGCCGGGTGGAGACGGTGGCGGAGGCTGAGCACTTGGCGGCCTGGCTTACGGGGGGTGATGAGATCACCTATACCGATGTACGGGGGGCGGTGTCCGGCGGCTGGAGAATATTGGGCTCGCCTGCGCCGCGCGTGGATCGCCGCAATCTGGCGGCGGAGACGTTTGACTGTGATCTGACGTTGTGGAGGATCTGATGAAGGTAACGCCGGAGGGGATACCGAGTCTTACGCTGGGAGCACACCAGTATTCGCTGTGGTTTTCGGTCTACGGTATCCAGCGCTGGGCAGAGCATCGCGATGTCGACTACCAGCAGGCGCTCGAGGACGGCTGGCAGGCGGGGAAGCTCTCGCTTGTGGACTTGACCAAGTTGCTTGAGATTGCGTTGGCCGGAGGCGAAGCGCGCCGGGCCGCCTTCGAAGGTGGGGATCCACGTACCATCGGTTCCGAGACGCTGCAGTCCATCCTGGCCGTGTATTCGCCTATCGAACTCGCCGTGAAGCTGGCCGAAGCCTGGGCTGGATTGCCGGAGGGGGAAGAGTCGGACCCAAACTCCCCGGAGCCCCACGCCTGACGTGGGGCACGCTGATACGTGTGGCGACGCTGCACGGCTACCGCGCAAACGACCTGGCCTGGCTGGGGGTGGGGGAGCTTGAGGCCACCATCAAGACACAGGACCGCAGCAAATCCTCGCCGCGGGACATCACGCACTTCACGATTTAGGAGCTGACGATGGCACGCGCGTTTTCCGCCATGATTGATCTCTCGGTCGACACCAGCAAGGCCAAGGCGACTATCAGTGAGCTCGGCAATACCAAGACAACCATCCCTGTGCAGGTGGGGACGAATGCGGACCGCGTGCAGGCCCAGAGCTTTTTGAGCCTGGTAGACCGCATGGATCGAAAGACGGTGCGTCCCCGCGTGGACGGCACCAGCATCCGCTCTGCGCAGACGCAGACACGCAGCCTGGACAAGGAGCTTGACCGGCTCGCCCGCGCCCGCAAGGTGGAGATCAAGACCGAGCTCTCTGATGCCGTCTCCGCATTCGGTACGGGTGAGTCGATGGCTCGCGGTGGAGTGGGCGGTATGTTTGGCGGTGTGACCGCATTGGGGGGCATGGGCGGCGCCGGAATGGCGGTGGCCGGGGCGGGCGTGATAGCCGCCACCATGGGCACCGTGGTTGCCACCGGTCTCAAGCAGGCGATCTCCGAACAGAAGCTGGAGAGCTTCATGCCGCGCGCCTACGGTGCGTCCGGGGCTGAGTTTATCGCTCAGGCTAAAGAGCTGTCGGACGCCACCGGCTTCATGGCTGAGGACTTCATGCGAGCGGCGCTCATCGGTAGGCAGTTAACTGCCAACTACGGCCTGCAGACCG